AGATGAACTGTCTGCTCGACGACATATTAACTGGAAAGATCAGTTACCAACATTGGCAGAATCATTGAGAATTTCTTAAATTATCAAAACAAATTAACAAGTTCTGGCAGATAGTCTTTGATTAAGATATTCTTTGAAGAATCTTGTAATTTGATATTTTCCAACATTAAATTAAAATTTTGTTGGTCTTGGTCTGTGTGTACTGCCCCCACAAACATGTTATAGTCCATTGGTCTGAGCTTTTCTTTAAGCACTTGTTTGATGTCTGCGGACAAGGCTCTCGGTTGTAACCATTTTGGATTATAAATTGGATTTACAGAATATACTATATTATTTTGGTCAAACCATTTTTTTGTTTGGTTATGGTACAGCACATTCAAGTTACTTAATGTGTAATTTGAACTAACATTTTTTGAAATTTCTTTAAAGAATTGAAGATTTTGGTTCAGCTGGTCCCATTTCAATGGAAATCTGAGATACTCGAACACAGGTCCGACTCCGTCGATACTGAGAGAAAAATTAAGATTTTTAAATTTTGACAGTATTCTTTTTTGTTTATCTGACAGTACAACACTTCCGTTTGTTATCATACTTACAAATAGTTGATCGTTACCTGTATCAATTAAATGTTCTAATAATTCGAAGTTTTTCTTTTCGTACAGCGGTTCACCACCTAGCAAACTTAGCATTTTTAATTCTTTAAAATCTACATCTTGTTTGATTTTTTCTATGTCAATGAATTTGTATTTTTTAATTGGTATAGTTGGGTCTGTCTGACGATCGAGTTGTGCCCAACTACTACTGGCTCCGGCGCCACAGCTTACACAGGTAGCATTACAGGTGTAACTGGTTGTTAATTTTAGTATGCGGGTAGGAGTAATACCGTGTGTGGCATCTTGTATGATTTTTGTTAAGTCTTTATCCCAATAAAAATCTAAAGATTTGTTTTTAACCTGACGATCACTTTTTAAACCTTGATCTTCCAATGACCAGCATTTTTGACAAGCAGATGATCTTTGACCAGATAATAAATCTTTTTTAATTTCTTCAAGATTGTGATTCTTGGGCAATAAACAACAGGGTGTTTTGTTATTGTTATAATCAATTTCTTTACTAAACCACGGTAATACGCAAAATGTATCCATATTGTATTTACAGACAAACTATGTTATAATCAAATAAATAATATCAAAGGTCCTGAGCAAATTATGCAAAAGAAAACACGTAGCATTCTTGAAGAATTAGATGGTTTATACAATGATCGACATAAAGATCAGGATAAACGCTATATCATTGAAAGCCGAGCTGACCATGTTATAGCATCTGCTATAAGATTGATTGAACAAATCGAGTCATCATTTACGCCTGAGCAGTCAGAAAATCTAATTCGTAAACTGTTCAATGCTATGCGGGACAAAGACCCAAGTAAATTTACTAGAACAGTGAGAAGAACAAATGCAGATTCATGAGCTAACAAAACTTACCGAAGCAGGTGTTATGGATTATTTAAAAGCGGCTGTGAGCCGTGATCCTGCATTGGCAAACATGAGCTACGATCAAAAAATCAAAGCCATGCAAAACGACGAGTCAATGAAAAAGTTAGCACAAGTTGCCTCTCAAAATTGGATTAACAAAACTGTAAATCTGCAACGTGCTAATATGGGACAACCCATTAGTGATCAGGAATATACTGCTAACCTTACTGATTTTGTTAACAAAGTTATGCTAGGTGGTCAAATGAATCAACTTGACCCAACCAGCAAAGCCCGTGTAGATCAAGCCATTCAGTATGTTGCATCTAAGAAAAATACTCCCAAGGAGTTACCTGCGGCATTTCAGTCGTTGGCAGTTAGAACTAGTGCCGCACGTATGCAACAAAGACAACCCAAAGGTCAACGCGGCGGAAATAATCCTGCAAAGCCACCAGCAACAACACCAACAACAGCTACTACTCCAACAACAGCTACTACTCCAGCAACGCCACCGGCTACTACTCCAGCAACACCAACAACAGCTACTACTCCGGCAACGCCTGCTCAACCAACACCTGCACAAATTAGACAACAAAAGCAAGCGTCCGCTGCCACCACTGCACAACAACAAATGGCGCCTAATCCAACTACTACACCAGCACAAACACCTGCACAAATTAGACAACAAAAGCAAACCGCTGCCGCCGGTACCGCACAGCAACAAATGGCAAGCGGCACAACTCCAACGGCAACTCCTGCGTCTGCCCCGGCAGCACCAGTAAAACCAAATTCAAATGAGTTTGCAGAAAAGATTACCAAGATGTTTGATGAGTTTGCAGATGCTGATGGATCCACTGGCTCTCCAGCTGTGAGATCAGCCATACGAAATATGTGGATGCGCACAGGAGGTACTGACTTAAAAGAGAGTAGAGTCAAGAAAAAGAAAAAAACAACAGTGGTTGAATCTAAAGGTAAAAAATGATCAACAGGTTGCTAGAAGGCGGCAACGTGTTTAAAGATGCACAGGGTCAGCCATTAACACAGCGTATTAGTCAAGGTGATGTTCCAGCAACCATTAAATGGTTAGAAGGAGTCACAGGTCTTGATCTAAGCGACGACAAAGATCCATCCACTGGATATCCGCGACGCTGGTTGGGCAGTACAGGAAAAAAACCCACATCCGGAGACCTGGACCTTGCAGTTGATAGCAACGAAATCAGTAAACCACAGTTAAAAGCAAATCTAGACCAGTTCATTATTAAAATGAAACAAGACCCAAAAGAATGGGTAAAATTAAGCGGCGAAGCAGTACATTTTAAAACTCCTATTGCAGGAGACCCAACAAAAGGATTTGTGCAAACGGACTTTATGTTAATGCCCAATCTCAATTGGGGTACTTTTTGGTTAGGTGGAGGCGCCGGTTCAGAATACAAAGGCATGTATAGAAATGTCTTGATGAGTAGCGTGGCCAAAGCATTGGGACTCAAGGCCAGTGCCAAAGGAATCATTAGTCGTGCCACAGAAAATGTGTTAACTCTGGATCCTGATCAAGCGGCAAAAAGTTTACTTGGCCCCACAGCTACTGCCAAAGATCTAGCCACAGTTGAAAATATCTATGCCGCATTGTCTAAAGATCCTGACCGTGAAGCCAAGTTACAGGACTTTAGAGAATACCTAGCTAGGGACGGCCTTCAAGAGCCAGGGCAAGTGCAAGAAAGTGATGTAAGTTTTATTGCAAAACTTCGTGACAGAATTGTTAATCAAGGCATGCAACCCTTGGTTGAAGCCGACACAACAATGCCTGCCAAGAAAGATCCAAGAATTCCGCACCCCGAAGATGCTTTCTTTATGGGCAATAGCCAAGCCGCATCTCGAGCCATACAAGGCCTAGAAGCTGCCGCTAGCAATGACAAAAATATCACAATCAAATGGGACGGTAAACCTGCATTGGTCTTTGGGCGCTTGCCCAATGGACGTCTGTCTATAATGGACAAGTACATGTTCGACGCTGGCTATGCCGCACAAAGCCCTGAAGATTGGATCAAATACGATCAACAAAAGAAAAGTGGCAATTTAAGAACAGATTTATATCCTAAGTTAAAAGCTATTTGGCCAGGTCTAGATGCGGCTACTAAAGGTTCAGGATTTTACTGGGGCGATTTGTTGTGGGCAGGCCAGCTAACACCCACCAGCGGTGAATATCAGTTCAGACCCAATTTGGTTCAATATTCTATTCCAGCCAACAGCCCCGAAGGGCAAATTATCAATGGCAAGTCGGGAGGCATTGTTGTGCATCAACACTTTAACAAGCTGGGTGATAAAACAGCACAAGTATGGGACGGACAAGGATTAGAGAATGTACCGGGTGGAGTGGCTATATTAACACCGACCCTGGGTACAAAATTCAAACTGTCTAAGCCCAATCTTTCGGCGGCCAAAAAAGCAGTATCCGCATACGGCACAGCAGTAGACGAATTGTTGAACTCGCTTCCTGGCTCTGTCAGACAGAGAATTCAAACCTACTTCAATCAGCGCATCATTGGCGGCACAACGCTGAGCCTACACAACTGGCTCAAAGTCAATACCAGCGGCAAACAATATGCTGAGTTAGTGGCTGGCAATCCGGATGTTCAAGGACAATACAATGCTAAAACTGACAACCTGCCAGGCAAATTGTTCACTTTAGATCGAGCAGGTAAAATTGTCCCTAGTCCTGCATACACAGGCCTACAACAAATTTGGGATGGCATTTATAATGCCAAGCTTGGCATGGCACAACAGCTTGAACAACAAGTCAATGGATTAAAACAAACCACAGCTGGTAAAGCCGAAGGCGAAGGGTTTGTAGTCAACACCCCGCACGGACTGGTCAAGCTGGTAAACCGTGGAGTTTTTTCAGCTGGGAACGCCCAACAAAACAATCCCAGATAAGCCATTTTTTCTGAATCGACATAAATAAAAGCAGGCCCAACAAGGCCACAAACATAAGGAGATTTTAAAATGGCATATTTTCCACCATTCAACGGTACTGCGCAACCGGTATTTGCGTTAGACATCAACAACGGTTCACAAACTGGCACAATTTCAGCTGATGCACTAGTGCAGATGCAAGGTCCAAAACTAGACTTTTTCAAAGTTCTAGTTAAAGACGGCTCAGCAAGTGCAATTGACCTACGTCCACAACTGGGTAACTACAGTGGCGGCGGCACAGTATTCAACCCAGGTGTTGTTGTTCAACTCAACCAGTCAATCCAGACTACAGCTACTATTGCTATCTACCAAGTAGAAGGCGACAACACAGGTCAAATCAGCTATGCTGTTTACCCAAGTGGCGCTTATACTGCCGCAGACTTGCAGACACAATTGCAAGCTCTTGGCAACGTTCAAATTACAGCATCAGACGGTACTGTAACTGGTGTTAGCGTTGCAGGTACACTTGTTACTAACCCAGGCTTCAAGTTGGCCTAATCAACACTCACCGTGTAAAACTACCCTGGATTTATTCCAGGGTTTTTTTTGGCCGTTAAATACCATATGATAAGATTGAGATGTTATACGTATTTTGACATTACGCCAACTGGTATAAAAAGTCATTTTAAAGCCTCACAGATACCGTTAACAACAAAAACAGGTACAACTGTCAACAGTCAAAGCGACTGGCACCATGCTAGAAATCAACAGAGAAACTGGGAAACAGTTAATCAAATCATTAGTCTTAGAACCTCTCCTGTGGACATTACTGATCCTGTGACAGTGACAGAAGATGGCAAAAAAATCTGGGAATTTGAATTCACGGTCGAACAACCAACAGCCTTACAATTAGGCAACGACAGCGTTGGCGCCCTATACTATGACTGTAATGGTGTTCCTATGCTGGTTAATCTAGAAGAAACAGATAGATTTGATGGTGTGTTAATCCCTAGAACAAACATTGTTTTTGAGTCTGCACACAATAAATAACGTATTGGGGAAACAATCATGGATACAACTGATATTGAAAAGAAAAGTTTAGAAGCGCACGTTGAACTGTGCGCAGAACGCTACAATGCATTGGAAACTCGCATAGACAGCATGATTGTTTGCATAGACGAAATTAAAAATGACATTAAAGAAATGCATGTCATGATTCAGACAATGGCAGAAAAACGAAACTCTCAGTTGATCAATTGGGGCTTAGGAATTATTGGAACACTAACTGCTACAGTGGCTTGGTTAGTGACACAGTATATACTTAAATGAAAAAACAAACAATAAAAAACGCACTGGTTCGTCTTGAGCAACTGGTTCAGCCTGAACTGGATTTGTTGAAAAACAATATGATTATTCCATTAGACGGAAGCAATCAATACCAGGTGTTTGACAAATACTTTATCTTTAAAGAAAACAACGTATTTGTAGTTAAAATAAGAGATACTGTTTGTGGGGAGTTTTCAACCATGCGCTATGCTATCAGTTGGTGCATCTCAGACAAATACAATCAGTATAACTTATCTAATACTATAAAAATGCTAGATGAAAAAATCACACATTTATCTAGGGACGTCAGTGTACGTGAATTACTGGCTCGAAGTTTTAAAGATCAAAATCATAGAGAAATTGCATATCTTAAAGTTCAAAACAAAAAGATGCACATAGTATCTATAAAAGAACAGCTAGACAAATGTGTAAATCTGGCTAAATACTGGCAAATTAGAGGATTCAATAATGAAACTGCAAGAACTGGACGCACGTCAAATTTCAAAACAGACCGAAAAGGTACTTGAAAACCGTTTAGGTTATTCTGTACACTTTGACCGGTTGAACACTGGCCAAACACGCCAGATGCTCGCACAGGTTAGAAACCTAATCAAGGAGCATCAAAGCACTCCTGCTTTTCACAAGAGTGAAAGACAGCCCGCTTACCTAAAGCTGATCATGCTTGAGCAAGGACTTGCTAGTAAACTTTC